CGCGACGATTTGACGTCGGTCATTCCGACGTTCATCTCATTGGCGGAGAGCCAGATTAATCGCGACGTCCGCGACCACCGCATGGTAAAGCGCGCGACGGCGGAAGTTGACACGAAATACTTCCTGAAGCCGTCAGACTGGCTAGAGACGATCCGTTTTCAGCTTAACACGACGCCAATTGCGACGCTTTTGTTTGTTACGCCGGATCAGGCATCCGAGGAGCAGATTAACTTTACCGCGCCTGGCAAGCCAAAATACTTCACCAATGTGGGCACGCAGATCGAGGTCGTGCCGACGCCAGACGCTACATACACTGGTGAGTTGATGTACTACGCGAAGGTGCCTGCACTTTCAGATAGCACAACGGAGAACTGGCTGCTTAGCTCTGCACCAGACATATACCTGTACGGCACGCTAATGCAGGCGGCGCCGTATCTTAATGACGACGGGCGCATTGCCGTGTGGCAGGGCTTGTACCGCCAAGGCGTTGAGACGCTAAAACTGCAAGACGAGAGATCGCGCATCGGATCGTCTAGCCTGAGAATGCGCCCACGCGCGATAGCATAGGAGAAACACATGGCAACCATATCAGATTATGTATTGGATGCAGCGCTGTCTAAGTTAGACACAGAAGCCAATCGCATAGACATTACGTCACAGGAAGTGACAAGTTACACAGAAGCGACTAGCACATACACGCTAGGCAACAGCACTTCAGTTGCATTTGGCGCACCGCAAGATGGCGATACATCAGGTCGCAAGACAACATGCGCAGCTATTACGGATGGCAGCGTTACGGGGTCTGGCACGGCAACGCATTATGCGGTTACTGATACGTCAAATACGCGCCTGCTTTGTACTGGCTCACTGACAACATCGCAGAGTGTGGTTTCTGGCAATACGTTTACCGTTACAGCATTTGATGTAGAAATTCCTGATCCTTCATAAGTAGGTGAAATATGGTTGTTTTAGCCAATAGAGTTAAGGTAGCTACGGCAACCACTGGTACTAGCGACATTGTATTGGGCAGTGCTGTAACGGGCTACCAATCCTTTGCTGATGGCGGCGTGGCGAATGGCGAGACTGTTCGTTACACGATAGAAGATGGCGATAACTGGGAAATCGGCACTGGCACTTACACCCATGCTACGACAACGCTTTCACGCACAGTTTTAGAAAGTAATAACTCAGACAATAAGATTAACCTGTCTGGCGATGCGGTTGTGTTTATCACGGCGGCTGCTGATGATATTGTCCCGTCAAGCGGCGGGACTTTTAGTGGCAATGTATCTTTTGGCGACAACGACAAAGCCATCTTCGGCGCAGGGTCTGACCTACAGATTTACCACGATGGCAGCAATAGTTATGTGTCAGATAGTGGCACAGGTGCTTTACATTTAAAGTCTACAGGCGGTGGCGTAAAAGTTGTAGATAACAATGATGCTGTAAAATTTACAGTTGCTGTTGGAACGGGTGATGTTGACGTAACTGGAAACATTACAGTAGCAGGTACAGTTGATGGCGTAGACATTGCGGCATTGAATACATCTGCCCTTACCACAAGCACCACATTCGGCGGCGATGTAAGTGGCACATACGATGCGATTGTCGTTGCGAATGACAGTCACACACATGCGTTTGATAACCTTACAAGCAAAACATCTGGATCAGGAAACTATTCAACTACGGGATATTTAGAGGCGGGTCGTGGTAGTGGTGCCGTTGCTATGACCGTCAATGATGGCGGCGGCAATGCTAACATTACATTCAACCACCGATGACAAACACCAGACACCACAGGCAAAGCTGGTCGCATTAATGTAAATGTTGACAATACTACCGCAAATGAAGGCGTTATGGCCTTTCAAATTGGCGATGCCACAAGTGGGGTTACTGCGTCTATTAATGAGCGTATGCGTCTGACGCAAACAGGCCGTTTGGGTATTGGTGTAACCAGTCCATCGGAAGCATTAGACGTGTCTGGTAATATAGCCGTTTCAGGCACAGTTGATGGTGTAGACATTGCTGGCTCTATTGACCAATCTGTACTTACTACATCCAGCCCATCCTTTGCAGGATTAACTGTAGACACTGACGTTCTATATGTGGATAGCACAAATGATCGGGTTGGTATTAATAAGACTGCTCCAGCCTATGACTTTGACGTTACGGGCAATGCCCGTGTTACAGGCTCATTTCGTGTAGGTTCTTATATCTTCCACGATGGCGACACCAATAGCTATTTAGGCTTTGGCGCAAACGATGACTTTCGTATTTTCTGCGGTGGTCGGCAACTGATGCGGTGCGATGAGGGTGCTGATCCTGATATTCTGCAATTTATGGATGCTAGTAATTATACAACCAGCGCAGGCAACTGGAATATGTCTGGGGATGTTACTGTTGGTGGAGATGTTAGTGCAACGCAATATACCGCAACATCAGACATTACCCTTAAAGAAAACCTATTAGACATTGATGGTGCGTTGCAAAAAATCACACAAATAAATGGCTACACTTACAACTTCATCAAGACACCAGAATTGCGAAATGCTGGCTTAGTTGCACAAGAGGTTGAAAAGGTTGTTCCAGAGGCCGTCACAGAAAACAGTGATGGCATTAAGTCCATAGACTACAACGGCGTGATCGCTTTGCTTGTTTCCGCAATCAAAGAACAACAAGCAGAAATTGATCTGCTCAAAGAAAAAATAGGGGCGTAGTATGAGTGTAGGTTATACCGCACAAGGTCTATTGAGACATGATAGTTCTACTAATGAAAGTGCCGTCAGTAGCTTTACAATTGACCTAGATAATACAGCAAGTGTTAGCCTTGTTGTTGCTCAATTTGCTTTCTCAACAGAAACTAGCAACGGTAACGCTAGAATTGAGGCGATGAACTCTACTGCTGTTTCAGATGTACGTTACAAAACATGGACGCACTCAACAACAAGCTCTTTTGGAAGTCAAAACTCAACACAAATAGTTACGAATTATTGGGATTTAGGCGCTCTTGCCACCGATAGCTTTACGGGGGAGTGGATGAGGTGCATGATATGGATACACAACTCCAGCATCGGTTACTCACTATCTCCTGCAATGAACGCTGTGACCATATATGGTCAAACAAGCTATGAGCAGAGCAACGGTGTTATGGCTCATGCTTTATTTAATGCCAAGTTGTTAGATGACCATGAAATAACAGGACTAAGATTTAAGCCACTATCAGGCAACATTGCATGGCACAGAGCGGTATCTTGGTCAATGGCAGACGGTTAAGGACACACTATGGGAAGTTACACAATATTAAGATTAAGAGATGATGGCGACTATGACCATGTGTCTATTAAGGGCGATGGCACAGAGGAAGTTATTGGTGTTGTAGCAGCTGCCGAAAAAGATGTGCCATGGGGTAGAATACCTGACGCAGAGCAAGCCGAAATGATGAGGGTAATGAGAAATGATTTGTTAGCAGAAACAGATTGGTGGGCATCTTCTGACCTCACTATGACTGCTGAACAATCGTCGTACCGACAGGCATTACGAGATATAACAGCACATGCAAACTGGCCTCACCTGTCTGATAGTGATTGGCCAACGAAACCGTAAGGAATAACTAAATGCTTGGCTTTGTCGCATTAGCATCAGCACCGTTAGCAGATGACGTTTCCAAGATTAACTACGAGTTTTCTGCTGACGAAATAACTGCTGGCGTACCAGTAGTAGATAGCGCTAATGCGTTTATCACTATTCCATGCAGTGCTGATGACATAACGACAACGCCTGTTGTTGATGCGATAAGCATAAGTCACATTTACAACTTTGCTGCTACTGAAATAACTACAGGCGCGGTTCTCGTTGACATTGTGACAATGTATGAGGATGAAACGATTATCCCAGCGGATACGATTTCATCTAATCCAACGATAGACCAAATTGATGTATCAGTTACGTCAAACTTTACTGCGGATAGCATTAGCGCAACGCCAGTTGTTGACAGCATACCAGTATCAGTTACGTCCAATCTCACAGCAACAGAGCTTACAAGCGCTGCGCCAACGGTAGATAGCCTCACACTTAGCCTTGTCTATAACCTTGCTGGCGATGAAATATCCACTGCTACGCCAAGCGTAGATAGTATTGCGGTTTCGGTTATCAGTAACTTTGTGCCGATTGATATTAGTACAACGCCTGTTGTTGACACTCTTCTAGTACAGCAGAGATATAATCTTCTAGCTGACGAAATAACCGCAGGCATACCAACGCTTCCCGCGCGCTTCTTGTGGGACTTCCAAGAGTTAGTGTCAGAAACGTGGAGCGAAATAGATGAATCAGCTCTGTCTTGGGTAGCGCAGAATGAGACAAGCGAGACTTGGTCTAACATTTCTGATATAAATACAGTATGGTCAGATCAAGATGACACGCAAGAAACGTGGAGCGATGCAGCATAAAAGGTTTTAACTATGGCAGACACAACGACAACAACTTACAGCTTAACGAAGCCAGAAGTCGGCGCGTCTGCCGACACTTGGGGTACAAAGCTAAACGCAAACCTTGATACTATCGACAACCTTCTCGACGGCACGACGGCTATAGCGCCAAACCTAACGGAGGGGTCGTGGAGCGTTGGCGGCACTGCAATTACGTCTACGGCGGCAGAGCTGAACTTGCTAGACGGCGTCACTGCGACGACTGCCGAGCTTAATTTGCTGGACGGAGCCACAACAGCCACGTCGACCACAATTGCAGACGGTGACCGCGTAATCGTGAACGACGCAGGCACGATGGTGCAAGTTGCCATGACAGACTTGGCCACGTACTTCACCGGCGACATTACATCATTAGGCGCGTTGGACGCTGGTAGCATCACATCAGGATTCGGCGCAATCGACAATGGATCGTCCAACATCACGACAACTGGCACGATTTCGTTTGGAACGCTGACAGACGCAACGACAAGCGTGACGTCGATCAAAGACGAAGACGACATGGCGTCAGACGATGCGTCCGCGCTTGCGACGCAGCAATCAATTAAGGCTTATGTCGATGATCAGTCAATTACGAAGACATCTGGCTCTGCGCCGTATCTAGGAGCTAGAGCCTTTGTTTATGTCGAAGATGGCA